GATGTTGTGTAGGGAATCTCTTCTTCCCCACCAAACATTTCATAGTAAAGTTCACTGAAGATGGCGAAATCATCGGGAGTTTCGGAGTTCCAGATCTTCAGGATTTCATCGTAAGTGTTTCTCATACTACTGGGACACTTTAGAAGCTACAGTTACTACTCCTCTAGCAAATGTGGGTAATACTCTTCCACCTCTCCAATCAGTTCATCAACTGAATACTTATCAAAATTTTCATCCATCTGATCATATAGAATTGCCATCATAGTTTTGATGTCCATGTCATCCAAGATCTGCTGAATCATTGCATCTTGGAGTGCATCACGGTCGATGATTTTGTCCTTGGTCATGATCATTTAGTGGGGAAGTTTTGGCAGACAGCATCACACAGGATGCGGGTGAGATCTTCACACTCTTCGGGATATTGTCCCTCATAAGTGTCATTGAAGAAACCGCTGATAATTGAATCAATGTCCTCCATGAGTTGTTCTCTTGCTGATAACATTTCAAGTTGGTCCATCATTTTGGTGTGAAGATAATCTTTGATAAGTGACATTTAGCAAGCACATGCCATGGCAGAATTGAACAACTGAGGAATCATAGATTCGTCGGTTACTTGATAACCATAACCATGAGTGCGGGAATCAAACTCATACTGAAAATCTTTCTTGTTGATGTAACTCTTAGATTGAGTTGTACCCATGAAAGTAACAACTTTGAGCATCAGACGATTGTGAATCTCACCCGTGGCAAACTTGACGGGGTAGAAGTCAACAACCATGTTACCATCTTTGGAGGTGAGTTGCATTTAGAAAAACAGCGAGTGAACTTACTACTAGGACACTTTAGAGGCTACAGTTACCATATCTCAGTAAATCGTTTGTGTGTTGCTTTGGTCATTCTTCCATCTGCTAACATATTATCGCATACATTTACGAAAACTTGAAACTTTTCCTCTCTTGT